CCTTTGCCGCCGCCGATTTCAGCGCCGACAAAGGGGGAGGCAAAAGCGCCCGAGACTTTCCGACCATCGGCCAGGGTCGCCGGATCGCCCAGGTGGCTCACCAGTAAGGCGTCCATGCGATCGGCCAGGGCTCGAAAACGAGCGCCCGGCATTACTGAACGATCAGCACTTCGGCATAGCCGCCGACCGAATCGGTCAACAGCTTGCCGTAGGGTTCCGAATCAGCAGTACCATCCGGCACCAGGGCGCCTTCCTTGACGCTGGCCTTCATGCCAGCTTTCAGAGCGGCATCCGCCGGAACGCTCCAGTTGCCCCCGGTGCGGTACACAATCAGCGTGTCTTTGGGGCCGCTCTGCAAGGGCATGACGGCCAGATCATTGATCACCTGAGGGATGCCAGCGGCAGAGCCGCCAGTGGGAGCCGGCAGGGTGACGGTTTCGCCAGTGCTTACATAGTTGGTGGACATAGACTTTCTCCTATCCAGAAGCAACAAACCCCGCACTAGGCGGGGCTTTGGGATGGCCGGCGAGTTACGCGCCGACAGACTTGTTCAGGCCGCGCGTATCGAGCGCGGACACACCGGCGTCGATGCGAACCTTGGTGGCGATACCATCGCTGGTAAAGCCTTCCATCTGATCGATGTACGGCACGTCAACACCATCCAGATAGGCCACTTCGATAGTGTCGCTACCTTGCTTCGCGGCCAGATACCAGGCCGACGACGAATTGTCGTCCAGCCGCGGTTCGCCGATCACCTGGGCGAAGTTCTGGATCGGGTTGACCACACCGGCGTTGACTTGGGCGGTCGGCACCGACGTCGAGCGGATCAGCTGGTTGGCCTGATCTTCCAGCGCGACCGGGCACAACAGGTACGCGGGACGCACATTCAGCGTGCGGGTTTTTTCGCCTTCTTTGGCAGGCTTGCCCTTCTGCAACGCCATGGCGGTTTTCGCCGCGCTCATCGCCGCGATCGACAGTTTCGAATCGGCCCCGGTGAACAGGTTTTTACGCGTAGCGTCGAACAGCGGTTTGCCGTCCTTCATCTTGCCGTTGTTGATCAGGGTGTCATACACCAGATCACCGATGGTTGCGCGAGCGGCGGCGCCCATCAGGCGCGGAATCGCGCTCAGAGCGTCGAGGTCATCGTTGATGATCGCCTGACGGTTGATGCTGAAAATCTCGCCGTAGGTGGCCAGACGGATCGTCTCACCGGTGTCACCGAGGGTGATGTACTTGTATTCAGCACCTGGGCGAACTTCACGCAGGGTCGACATCGAACCCAGGCCGACGCGGTTGGCCACCTTGAAGTCGCTCAAACGGCCTTGGCGAGTCCACAGGTGATAGGTTTCCTCGGCATCCTCCCAGCCAGCCAACAGCGAACGGTGCGAGGCATCGAGCAGGATGTTGCCGAAGTCGCTGGTGTCGTGAGTAAACGCCAGACCGACCATGTCCATTGGGCGCAGGGTCGCCACGCCAACGCCGCGATCAGCCAGGGAAGCCCGGGCCAGTTCACGCAGGGTCATGTGGTTGTAAGCGTTGTCTGCTTGGTTTTCTTCCATGCCGAGGCGACCAAACAGCGAAGCCCGCACCGAATCGCCGACCAGATTGCCGTTGCTGATATGCCCCTGATGTCGCGGACTCGCGACTGGGGTGGTCTGCGCGCCCATCGCGGCCAGCAATTGCTCGCGTGCCTGAGCAACGGTGCAAGTGACATCATCCTGGCAGGTACGCAGCAACGACGCATGGGCTTCGCCGAAGGTACCGAAGGCCGCTTGGATGCCGCCGCGACGGGCGACATCGTCCGCCAACGCCTGGGCGCGAATCTGGTCAGCCGTCAGATTGGACGGGGCCGGCGCGGGTGCCGGCGCTGGAGCTGGAACGGGTGCCGGCAGAGTGACCGAGCCGCGCGGGGTCAACAGTTGTTTAAAAGCTTCTGGCATGTTGGTGAACTCCTGCATGCGTTGCGATTTGATGTGAGCGAAGGCCTTGAGCGGCTCAAGGATTTTGTCTGCGAAGCCGGCCTCTACCGCCTCGCTGCCGAACATCCACGTTTCTGCGTCAAGCAAGGCGTGGATTTCCTCGGCGGTCTTGCCGGTCTTGGCGACATACGCCTGGACCAGCGAGCCCTCTACCTGATCGAGTAATTCGGCGTAACGCCGCATATCCTCGGCGTCACCACCCTGAATCCCCCAGGGCTTGTGGATCATGATCGCGGCGTTTTCCGGGATGCTGACCGTGTTAGCAGCCATCAGGATCACGCTGCCCATAGACGCCGCGAGCGCTCCCACCGTCCCGTCAATGTTGGCCGGGTGATGTTTGAGCATGTTGTAAATGGCGATCCCCTCGAACACTTCACCGCCCGGGGAATTCACGTACATGTTGATTTGTGACACGTCACCGAGGGCCTTGAGGTCTTTGGCGAATTGCTTGGCCGTGATGCCCCAGGCGCCAATCTCACCCTCAATGCGCAGCTCGCCGATGCTGGCCGACAGCGCGCGCATCGTGTACCAGCTTTCGCCGGTCTCAGTCGCCGCCGTGATCGCGCCCCGTGGCCGCATCAGCGGTTCGTTGTTTTTCGTCATCATTGGGCTGATTCTTCCCGTAGATTTGGTGGTAGTAGTCCGAGCTGTAGACCAGCCCGGCCTCGCGGTTCGCGGCGACTTCCGCCGCGCGCGACGCCTTGAGTTCTGTAGGGTTGCGCTGCCGCGAGCGGACTACCTCGGCTTCATCGGAGAAACCGGCCTCAACCAGAAGCTTCCAGGCCGTGGCTTCATGCACCGGGTTGATCCAGGGCATCACCGGGCCTTGATAGAACGCGCCGTAGATCGTTCGCGGATCGACGTCAGGGGGCACGACCAATTGGCCGCTCATGATCGCCATGCGCAGCCATTCGCGATAAACGGGACGGCACCAGTAGTCGATAAACTCGTGCTGCAGCAGGTCATAACCCAACTGCCCCTCGACCAACTCCTGACGCTGGGCCGAATAGGTGCCGTCGTAACTGCGCGCCACACTGGAATAGGTGCTGCGCGTACCAGCCGCCACAGCCTTGAGCTGACCATTGCGGAACCCCTCAAGAAACGGGTTCGGCCGGTTGCTTTCGATCATCCCGATGTCTTCACCGGGTAACAGCGTGTCGATCACGATGCCCGGCGCGATCGGGAAGGTTCGTTCGGGCCGAGCCTCACCATTGGCCGCAGGGACGAAGTCGTCAGGCAAGCCCTTTTTGATGTACATGGCCAACGCCGCGCTGATGCGCGCCGCGACCCGCTCGCTTTCCTCGTAGTCCTTGATGTCCGCCAAACGGATCAGCACGGCATGCATCAGCGGCTGGCCACGGTTCTGCCCAATGCGCTTGCGGTGCGCGATGTGAATCATCTGCTCGACCGGGACACGCTTGGTTTTCTGCGCCAAGTTGCCGCCTACGTCGCCCGGGTGGGTCTTCAGCAGGTGATACGCCCGAACACGGCGCCAAGAGTTGCGTTCGACGCCTTGGACGATGCCCTTTGAAAAGTCCGTGTATTCAATGGGCAAGTAATCCGGCTCTAGCAACTCCAGGGCAAACGGCACCCCGTGCAGATGGTCATAGCCGGGCACTTTGCCCATCAGCTTCTGCGCCAAAGCCTCGCCATCGCGTAGCCAGGTGCGACACACCAGGCGCTCCATTTGCGGCCGACTCAACTCCCCTGACGACTCAGGCTTGAGCGACCACTCACTCCATAGCGCCTTGACCGCAGCCGCGAAAACGACGTGAATACTGCCGTCATAGCCCAACGGAATGGGCTCTACCGCAATACCTGGGCCGCCCACCACTCGTTCCTCCAAGCGGTCAAACAGGCCGGTGACAATGTCGTGATCTTCGTCCAGCTTGCGGCACTGCTCACGCAATGACTTGAGCGTGCGATTCAGCGAAACATCAGCGCTTTTGGTTTGTTTCTTGGCCTTGTGCGTGCGAGTCACCGTGGCCGCTTCAAAAGCCATGATCACGTTCCGCGCCCGCAGACGCTCGGCGACCATTCCGGGAAAGAGCGGCGCCAGGGCTTTATCGAGCAGGTTCAACAGAACGTCGCCAGGGAATGCCCCGGACGCCCCCTGCGCTGCTCTTGAGCCAAACGGCGCTCCCACTTTTCGCGATTGGCGGTGATATCCCGCAACTCGACCATCACCGTTTTGCGGTCTTTGAATCCCATTTCCTTGGCAAGCAAAACGGCTTTCTCGGCCTCAATGTAGAGGTCGACCATTTCCTGGGCGCTTACACCAGCCATGCGCTCGCTCCTGTTTCAACCCAGCCGCCGGCGGCAGGCTGGTGGTCTAGTTGGGGTTGGATCGGCACCGGGACCGGTTCAGTCTCAGGCTCGACGGCCGGGGCTTGTGGTTCGTTGTGATCGTCGGAATCATCCGAGTCGTCCGGCTCGTCCGGCTCATCCTCGTCACTCGCTGCCAAGTTGTGCCGAGCCAGAGACTCCAGATCGAGGCCGAATTTCTCCTGACAGATGCGCAGCGCTGCCAAGGCGTACACAAAGCAATCGAGCGCCTCGTTGCGCTTCTTGCTGGCATCCCAGCGAAGCACGCGGCGCCCTCGGGCCATGATCCATTTCTTGGTCTCACTGGTGAGCTGCTTCAGCTCGTCGCCGTCACAGATCAGGTCATCGGCAGGAAAATGCACCAGACCCGGTACCGGACGATTGCCGTCCGGCTGTAGCTTGAGGCGGTTGTAGATCACCTCTTTGGCGTTGTCGGTACCAATTTCCGTCAGGTAGGTTTTCGACTTCTTTTCCTTGCGGCGCGGGAAGCTCGCAATTGGCTTGCCGTAGGTACTGGCCCCGAATATCGGGATCACCCAATGCACGCCATGCTTGCGGCTTTCAGCCCGAACAGCGTCTGAGTGGTGGCCGCCGGAGTCCCAGCACCAACGCTCGACCCGCATTACCGCACCGTCTGCACGGGTGTACATGCGGTGCAGCTCACGCCCCACTTTGCGTTTGAGAACCGCGCTCGATGGATCGCCGTACAGAATCTTGCGGTCAATCAACCACGCTTCTTCGCCGGCACCCCAACCCCACACACGCAGCTCGTAACGGTCGTCTTGGGTGTCGACGGAGCCGGTCAAGACCACCACGCGCGGCGGCACCTGGGCGGCGTAAACCTCACGCCGTGCGTGCAGCAGTTCCCAGTCGACTTTCTCGGTCTGGTCTTCTTCCCATGTCTCGCCCAGCGTGGTGTTGGTAAACGTCTTGAGTTTTCCCCGATCCTTGCCGGCCTTGACGCGCTCGTCGGCGATCTTCACCCAGGTGGTGAAAGTCGAATACACCGTCCAGATATGGAACGTGAGCCGGCGCGGCGTGCGCATCGGCGCATCGTCCGCCTCGAACCACTCAATGCTGTCACGCGTCCAGATGCCGGTTTTCTCGCAGATGTACCGGCCGACTCGGGACGCCTCGATCATCTCGTGATGTTCGAACGTGCAGCCGTTACCGGACTCGCACAGATACCAGGCCTTGACGACCTCGTTGCGCTCATCCTTCAGCCACTTGATGCCAAACGGCTCATCCGGGCCGCCCCACTTCAAAGTCTGTTCAGTGCGGCAATGAGGGCAGCGGATGTGGAAGCGCATCAGGTAGGCCGATTCCTCGGCCGCCCGGGTGATCTGGCAGGTGCCAGCCAGCTTGGGCGTGGAACCCCGAATCGACTTAGGGTAGGTCGCGCCCTCAAGGCGCTTATCCCCCAGGAATGTCGGCGAACCCTCGCCGTCGATATCCTCATCGAAGTTCGACAGCTCGTCGTAACCGACCTCATCCGGGCTTTTCTCCCGGTAGTTACCGCCAGCGGTACCGCCCAGCCACCACAGAACCTTGCGGTTTTCAAAGACCTTGGATTCTTGCGTGTTGTCGCCGTGTTTCTTTCCGCACCAGGGCGCCAAAGCCTTGATCACCGGCACGTCGCGGATCATCGGATCGACGTGCTTCTTCATGATGTCTTTGGCGTCGTCGTCGGTCGGGCTCCACATGCAGACGCTGCGCTTTTTATGCTCGATCTTGTAGGCGATGTTCGCCACCAACATCTTGGTGTAGCCAACCCGCGCCGACTTGAGCAGGTTCAGTTCTTCGATCAGGTCGTTGCCCATGGCGTTGAGCAACGCCACCTGAAAGGCCTCAGTCGTCCACTTGCCTTCGCCATAGGACGACTCCGACGACATATAGAAATACTTGTCAGCCCACTCGACCGCCGTTAGTGGAGCATCTTTTTGAAGGCTCTTTAGCCCGCGCCGGACGGCGTCAACCAGCGGCCTCATCCAAGGAGGCGATGTACTCATCCAAAAGCTCCGGTATGCGGTCAGCCAACCCGACAGCAGCGTTACGCGTAACGGCAATCTCGGTCTCGACTGCATCAAGGTGACGCACGGCGATATCGGGGTGCTTACGCTTTACGCTTTTGGGGATGGTATTAAGGGTTGAGGCCAACTGCGCCGACAGGCTGGATAGGGCAAAAATCATAAAACCGACCGGGACCAGCTCCTTGTCGCCAACCTTGTTTTTTCGTGCCTGGGCGTCGGCCTGCTCTCGGGTCAGCCGCAGTCGCTCGCAATCGATCTTGTAACCAATGAGCGGGTCGACTTCTTCGGAGCAGGGTTGCTGCTTTCCACCCTGATGCTTCAGGCGGTTGTCAATCACCGACCGGACGTCGTAAAACGACTCGCGGCCGATTTTGGCAACCGCCACAACCCCCCATTTATCGAAGGCTTGCGTCGTAATACCCAAGCTGTCAGCCATGCGGGATTTGTTCAGCCATTCAGGCTTACGGGTTATCGATGGATTAGCCATAACTACACAACAACCAACCTCTGGAAATGGGTCATACATAGCGAAGAAGCGGGGCCCGAATTACCCCCTATGGGGGTGGGGTCTGGGAGTACCTTTGGGTTAGCCCCCCGCCCCCCCTGTCAAGCGGAAATCGCACGAAAAGCGGTCCTTTTTCTACATTTCGCAGCCTCGACGTCCAGTCACCGCGCCGTCGCCCGAGCATCGGCGAATGCTTGCGCAACCTCGGCCGAGTGATGGGCCTTTACGATGTTCTCGGCGATCTTGAAGAACGGGAAAATGGTGCGGTAACGAGGCGCCGAGGCACTGAAGACAAAGACCGGACGGACTTCATCGCCCTTGGTTTTGCGCTCCCACACCGCACGCGCGCCGTCGACCTCACTGGAGAAGAACCGATGGGCATTGCCCTTGCCCTTACTTCGGGCGCTGCCACTGGCATTGGCCTGATAGCCCGATCGTGTCTCGGCCGCGCCCAAGCCCGACAGGATCTTGCTCATGGTGCCGCGTGACACGTTGCCGTACTGGTTCAGGAATGGCGTGGTGGGCACCGCGTACTCGCCGGCTTGCATGATGCCGCGAGCAATCAGCGCCTTCTCGAAACGTTTGTGGGGCCGAATGCCGCCGCTGACCGCCTGCTGTAGGTAGGCATCAGCCGGAACACCCGACGTCCATGAATCCTTAAAGTAGACCTGCGCAGGCTTTGTCTTGGTGGCAGCCTTCATAAACAGGCTGTTCAGCGTGGTCGGTGTCGGCCGATCAAGCCGGGCCTTCATCACCGGCAGCATGCCCTTCTTGACCCGCTGGGCCAGCCGCGTCGCTGCAAGCATCTGCACAAACGGCAATTGCCGATGCTCGATGTCGTCCAGCTCCCAAAGAAGCGGCGCTGAATCCAATCCAAAGCCAATTTTTAACATCGCGCCTCCGTCTCTCGCCCAGAGCTCTACTGACCGCTCACATTGCGTCCTGTCGGTGGGGCGATAACTCCCGCCTTTCTAGCCAAAAACTGCGTGTACAGGCCGCCCGCAACATCAGCACCAATAACCGCGATTACGATGCCCAATCCGGCTGCCAGGTACAGGTTGTTCCAGAGAGCCAGTGCTAACAGCAAAGTGGCCATACCCAAAAGACCAGACGCCAGAAAGCGCAAAGCCACACGCTGCAGGATCTGACGCAGTCCAAGATCGCTACCTGATGCCCTCAGCATCTCCCCAGACAAACCCGCCATGCTTAACAGTATCAACAGCCAAAGGGGTACATCGGCGAGAGCTTGATGCTCCGTATTCATCTGTAGTCCTCAAATAGGTTCGGCCTCCATGTCACTGTCATCCGCGCAGAGCAAAGAGCCAGGCATGGGGCCGAAAACGAAAAAGCCCCGCTCAATGGCAGGGCTTGTAAGTAGGTATAAAAAAACCCGACTCGATGGCCGGGTTTTTGAAAGCGTCTCGCTGCGTTCACAGCAGTTCACGCTGCCACAAATCTATTCCGCGCGAAAATTTTTTTTCAGAACCCGCTATTGCTCTTCAGCACGTCGCGTCCCGCTTGAGTTATCACATACCCACCCGAACCATTTGACTCAAGAAAGCCGCGCTTCACCAGTGAGTCGATTGTCCTGAAAGAATACGTTTCTAATTCGTCAGGCCCGCGCTGAAATTTACCTTCAGCATAAAGAATGTAACCAAGGGAAGCAGAATTCAGTGCCACGTCTTGGATCTCTGTCAGTCTCTCTCGGGTAGTTGAAGACGGTCGGGTTGATAGCTGTTCCCGCTCTCCTTCTCTCCAATCCTCTGGTTCGACGACAGTAGCTTCTGCATCTTTTTTCCTATGCCGAACCACAAAAAAAGCAATTACAACCAGAACTAGTGCCGCTTTTACATACGCATCCATGTGATTCTCTCGACGTAAAACCCTCATATTAGCTTCCGAGAAACATAACCGGTCAAGCAGGCTATTCAGCTGATGGTCGCAAATTCGGTCCGCCAAAAATGAAAAACCCCGCACGATGGCGGGGTTACTCCAACCTTTTGCTTGTTAGCTAATTCTGCCCAGTGTGAAGCCGTCTACAGCGGCAATCTTACCGCGCCATAACGCACCAGGAGCTGCTGGCACTGTCGCAGAAGTGCCGAAATAAGTCCGCGCATTCGCAAGATGTAAATACTGAAAAGGAACTTCATCCTCTTCTGTTTCATCTGGATTTGGCTGTGCATCAAATCCGAGAATAATCGACTTGATCTCTTGCGCATCCCAGCCTTCAATTTTCTCAAACGGTTTTGAAAATGCGTCAGCGAGTTGAGCAAAGTAATCCGAATGCGAGATCAGATTACCGGAGACAATCGACCCGCCAATTGAAAGAGTGATCCCAATCGTCATGGACGCCCGATTACTGCTCCTAACAAGCCACTGTAGGAGCCAATCTGTTTGCCGTCCTTCCCAATGAGCCTTGGAAAAAGTCTCATCCCGGAGTGATTCTTGCGTCACCACGACAGGTGGCGTAGCTCTTTCAGCTTCAGTCATTTGAGACTCCATGCTAGTAACAAGTGAGCCCCACCTATACATCAAATCGCTAGTAACAAAAAGCCCGACGCAATGGCCGGGCTTTTTTCTGTGGTGTCGCGCTGAAACAGCTGAACACCGTGCCATGAAAACAGAGCTATTCCATATGGACAACTCTTTTTTACGCAGCGTCTTTCACCGACTCTAGAACGCAATCGATCCAGGCGACTCCTGCCTTGATTAGCTCGCGTGCCTTTCCTTCGCTGACACCCCACTGTTTTCCAACTCGAACCGCTGGATGCTTGGCTCCGTAATAAAGCCAAATCATGTCGCCCATCTGCTGTTCGCGCTTGCATAGCCGGGCAACAGCTCCATCCACCAAGCATGCGAGTTCGTCAGTGATCACGTAGGACTTCGCCGCACTTGGCATTGAATCGCGCATGAGCGCTAACATCGGTGATGCGTAATTCGGAATCCCCATCCCATCCATACGCCACCACCCCCACTGTTCGAGCAGATATTCGGTATCACCCAATGGACGCACTACCGGCTTACGAATCATCATGCTCTCAATCCCCAGTGTAATTTGTGCCGCCCGGTCCCAGGCGGTTCGTTTGTTCATACTGACTCTGCGGTCCGCCCGTAGGTGGTGAACCTTTCAGAGCAGTAATTTCGTGCTGAGCGCGCTGCAATTTGAAACTCAACTGGGTGACTAACTCGTCCGTAGAAAGCACCAACTTGCTCCCCCTAACCACCCAACCTGAGCCGTTGCAATCAGCACAAACCAGCTCATAAAACAGCCCCCTCACTACCGCTTTCCCCTTGCAGATCGAGCATGGTTCCAAGTCGATCTGCTCCCGCCTAAAGCCAGGCACTGGCCCTTTCTGCATGTTTTGAAACCTCGCCCTTAACAAATTGCGGAATTGACTCGCAGGCCACGCTATTCAAAGCGTCTACGAGGTTTTGCGAATCTTCATATCTAACGCCTGTCTGCTCATGGATCGCCTCGAAGCCGCGCTCATCTAACCAGTTGTGCCACTTCACCAGAGCCAGCCGACGCTGCTCCTTGGCCTGGGTGTTGATGTAGGTAGACGCGATCTTGCCGAGGGAGTGGTTCAACAACATCTCGCCGATGTGGCCGTCCACACCGAGGTCAGTCCACGCAGTACGGGCCACCTTGCGCAGGTCGTGACTGGTCCAAGCGCCCTGCCCCAGTCGGGTAAACACTGCACTGGCTTGGTTATCACTTAGCGCCTTCCCTCGCCGGGACGGGAACAGAAATGGACCCTCGTACCCTTGGGCGGTCTGTCGATCACGGTAGCGACGCAGCAGTGCGCATACTTGGTCGGTCAGAGGCACCCGCAGCTCGGTCTTACTCTTGGTGTGTTCGGCCGGCAGGAACCACTCACGCTCAGGCAGGGCGATGTCGGCCCAACGGGACTGGCGGGTTTCGCCGACACGGGTGCCGTGGCAAAGAATCATCAGGGCCAGCATGGCGTCACCCGGCGCACTCTCGAAGCGTTCGGTCAGCTGCTCCACCAACTCGGGCAACTCAACATCGCGCAGGCGGGCGGGTTTCGGCAGGATGCGCGCCGTCGTGAAGTGGATGAATTTGAGTTCGGCCATCGGGTTGGCCGGGATCAGATCCAGCTTACGGGCCTGCCGGAAAGCCACCGCTAGCATTCGATACAACTGCTGGACGTACGACAGCGACAACTCTTCCTGAGCCGGCCACATCAGCAGCTTGTCCAGAGTCTGGGCGTTGACGTCGCGAATCAGCAGATCATCCAGACGCGGCTTGAGCTGGCAACTGATGGCAGACTTGCCGGCTGAGCGCCGCTTGGCCGAGAGCGCGCGGGAGCGGGCCATGCGATCGCCAAACCAGTCCAGCAGTTCGCCGACGGTAACCCAACCAGAAACACTGGCAGCGCCATCGGCCGCCACTCGCAGGCGCACGGCCGGCAAGGCCGCAATAACTTGCTTCGTGGAAAGATCAGGAAAGCCGCCGATGCGGTGCCACTGGCGTTTACTCAGCAGGTACCAAGACCCGCGCACACGATTCTTCGCATAACGGAAGTGCAACGCCGGGTGACTGGCATCACGCAGATCGCGCACATGCTCAAGCTTCGCGTTGCGCTGAATTTCGGCGTCTGACAGTTTTACGGTCAGGGTCTTGATCAGAGCGTTCAATCAGTCGCCTCCGTTTGGGCGAGACGGTCAACCACCTCGAACGTTGTCGGCCACATCCGCGCGCCATACCGATTGGCCATGGCCTCGTCGGCGAACAACGCCAATGCATGGTCTGGGGTGCTGCTTAGGTCCATTTTGTAAGAGCAGCAGAACACCGCGAAGCGGTAGGTGGACGGATCGGGAACAGCGAGCCGCTGAGAGTCCATCAGAACGATTCCTTTTTTCGGTAACGGTTGGCCAGGCTGGTGACCTTCTCCGGCTGCTCGACAGCCTCCGGCTTCCACCCGGCAGCAAGGTTTTCAAAACGGTTGTACTGCCCAAGAAATGCCGTGCGGACCGTGCCCATCTCGATGTCGCGGCCCTTGCCGATGATGATTTCGGCAATGCCCTTGGCTTCGGTGTTTTCGTGATAGACCTCGTCGCGATACACGAACAAGATCACGTCNGCGTCCTGCTCGATGGCGCCTGACTCCCTCAAGTCCGANGGGATTGGCCGCTTGTTGGGGCGCTCTTCGCATTTGCGGGAGAGTTGGCTCAGCAGCACNACGGGAATGCCCANCTCCTTGGCGAGCAGNTTGCAACCGCGACTGATGCTGCTGACNTCTTCGGTCCGGTTGCCGCCCTCGCCCTCCAGCAGCTGCAGGTAATCGATCATCAGCAGGTCGAGGCCGTAACGCATCTTGTGGCGGCG